CCTTTCTGCCGGTCTCGGTGTAGATATGCAGCGTCTCATCTTGGCGTATGGTCAGGTGAACGCCGCTTCGGTTCTTCGTGGTCAAGAGTTGCGTCAGTTCACCGAGGCAGGTATCCCGATGGTGCAGAAGCTTGCGGATAAGTTCAGTGAGTTGAACGGACGCATCGTAACGACAGGCGAGGTGTTTGAGTTGATCTCGAAGCGTCAGGTATCGTTCGACATGGTGAGCCAAGTGCTGACCGACATGACCTCTGCAGGCGGTAAGTTCTACAACATGCAGGCCAACCTCATGGGAACCGTCTATGGTCAGATCGAGAAACTGAAAGACATCTGGACGTTGAGTCTTGACGCTATCGGCAAATCGTCGCACAAGACCATCACGAGAATACTATCATGGATGCAAGCAGCCGTCAAGAACGCGACATCATTGCTGCGCGGTCTGACTGTCACTATAGCGCTTAATACAATTGGTAGTATCTATAACAGAATTAAAGAACTGCGCAAAGAGATAGGTCTTTTAGGTGTAGCCGCTAAAGGAGCATGGGGAGCTATCTCGCTTGGTGCCGGTGTAGCTATCGCCGTTTTCAAGAAACTATGGGACGAGAACCACCGGATCGAGAAGCAGTTCGACGAGATACACAAGTCCTTCGAGAAACAGACCCGTAGCGCCATTAAAGGTCTTGATGAGATACGAGACAAACTGCATGAAGCCGACAAAGGCACGAAAGCCTATCAGGAAGCGCTGGATGCGTTGTCGTCCAATTACTCGCAGTACATCGGTGATGTCAATACGTTCGTTCAGTCGTTGAGCGATGAAGCAGATGCATTCGGCTCGCTCGAAATAGCCATTAAGAAATACAATGAGGCGCTGGAGAAGAAGCAGCAATTGGAGCAGACGAAGACTACAATGGGTGAGTCGTTTGAAATGGGAAGATTTAGTGGCGATTTGTCTAATTTCTTTGCTTGGTCAGCAGTCGGTACAAAATACGAAGGTAAAAATTTCGTCAAGAGAGACGATGTGTACAAAGAGAAGTACGGAATGACTTATGACATGGCAAACGCCTCTCTGAAAGATGCTCTCGCAAACGTTTTCGAGGAAATGCGAGACAAAAACCTATTGTCTCTGTCCGAAGATAAGAACGAGCGGCTTAAAGAGAATAGGGCTGTCTTTGAGGAATTACTTCCGAAGATGATGAGATCAGAAGGTCTCGGGAAGATTTATAATGATATGACTCCGGAAGGACTGAATCTCTTATGGTATCGCTTTAATCATGAGGCATTAAGCGACAACGATTCCCGCCGTGTATATGAAGAATATAGGAAACTTCGGAGAGAGCAACTTGGAGAAGGTGGTTCTGATTTCGCATGGATCAGCCGTATTGAGAACACATTCGAGGGTCTGCCGGAGAGATTAAAGACAGAACTGAAAGCCGCCACGCCGGAGCAGTACAGCCGTGAGTACAATGCCAAATGGATTGAGGCTGCGCTGGGATATATCGGCAACGAGAAAGGAGACTTTGCCAAACTCGGAGTGACAGACGAGAAAGGCGAGTTCAAGCAGTACGCCAAGGCAGAGTACGATAAGTTGATAGCTGTCATGGGACGTGAGACAAAACGTGACCAGAACGGCAATCTGATTGGCTTTGACGAAGCATCTGTCTATAACGTGGAGAATGCTTTCAAAGAGTACCACAAAGCATTGGCGGCAGTCGATAAGGAAGGTGCTGCTGTATTGCAACATCTGATGAAGATATTCTCCGACGGAACCGATGAGGCAAGCGGTCGAGCAGCTGCTGTTCGTGAGACCATCTTTAAGATATGGGCTAACGATGCAGAAGGCATGAAGATCGCTCGTCAGTACCTCCCGAAAGATTCCGATTTCAGCGACATCCGTGGCAAACTGCCGCAGAAGCAGATGGATGTACTAACCAAGCTCGGCGAGTACGGTATCACGCTTGATCCGAACGTGCCGGTCAAGAAGTACAAGGAGCGTAACCGCAGCACGCACTCTGCAGAAGCCAATGCCGACATCGACAACCTACTCAAGGAGTACGAGGTTATCACCAGACTGATGGAGGCCACACAGAAAGGTATCACGATCTCTGTTCAAGGACCCGATGGCAAACCGCTCGAAGCGCAGTTATTTGACATCTCATCGAGAGAGAAGAACTTCACCGGCGGTGGAGGCAACAACAGAGAGTTCCCGGACTTCTTCAATATCTTCAAGAACGCCTATGACCAATACAAGAGAGCGGCACAACAAGGAGGAGTGGTCAATGCCGTGAATGAGTTCAGGTCCAATCCTACATTGCGCAGCCAGTACGGTGATATGTTCGGCATAGAAGGCTCTATTAAGGAGTTCGGATTCAAGATTGGCGACAAGACCGTAGCGGAAATCATAAAGGAAAATCTGATCAAAGGAGGGCTTGAAAATGGCGTTGTCGATTTCAAAAAGGCGGCACAGGAAACAGCGAAGACGCTTCTTGATTACGGGCGAGCAAACGAGAAAGAGCGTGGAGCGTTTATCCGGTTGGGTGAGCAGATTCAGAAGTGGGTTACTGAAACATTCACGAAAGATACCATCACTACATGGCTGGATGAGTTTGGTAAGAGTGTTCAGAATCTCACTGTGTCGTTTGATAGTATGCGTAGCAACATAGACCTCGCCCGGAAGATGAGCGAACAAGGAACTCTTGGCTCATTCGCGAGTGTAGCTGGTATAGCCGGAGAAACTGATATTACCAAACCTCAGTCTGCTGTTCAGAGAGATTATATTGCCGGTCTGCTGTCTAAATACAACAGTTTCTCTGCGTCAACTGCTGTTAATGGTAGTATGCCGGACCTATTCAAGCTCGGCGACATCAACTCATTATCCGATATTGAAAGCACAATAAAAAGACTGAACGGTATATTGCTTGATGTGAATAACGAAGCCTTCAAAGCATTCCCTCAAGGAGAAGCTATTGTTAAGGAATTAGTTAATGCGCTAAAGAATCTTGATAAAACGGTTCGTGATGAAGCAAGCAAGATTAGCGGCAAATCCTACACTGGCAATAAACTGTTTGATACAGTAAGAAATGCAAGTATAGCCGGAGAAAACGCAGATATTGTTAATCAAGAAGCACAGAGAATCGCACAGGCTAACGGGCTTGGTGTTGATCTGATGGCAATCAAAGCGCGTGTCGAAACTGCTCAAAAAGGAGCAAGCGATGTTCTCTCTGCATACCTCGAAGCAAATAACTTTGATGCTATGTTTGCTGCATATCGCCAACCTATTGATATCGACAAGATAAAACAAGGTGCTTTGCAACAAACAAAAGACTTGCCATATCTTGAACAACAGGCAGTATTGAAGAAACTTGATGAACTGGAGAGGAATGTCGAAGCATTCAATGCCGCACGAGGCGATTTCGCACCGTTCTTCAACGGACTGACGGATTATAGGACAGCCGACTCTCGTGCAAAAGCAGAATGGGATAGGTTAAGCACAGACAAAGCCGCTATTGCTGCAGGTGCTACATTCAATGCCGAAACAAATATGTTCGATAAGAACAACATTACCGATCCGGAAACACTCGCTTATATTGACATGCTCAACCAGAAACTCGAAGAGGTTGGAGCTAATGGTGTTAAGCTGGCGAAGGTGTTTAAGGATCAGGCGTTGAATAATGTCAAAGCATTTTGCACAACTGCACAGAGTTCTCTTGACGCTATGTCCGGCGTTGTGAAGAACCTTGTGTCTTCCGTGCAAGCGGTAGTTAAAGCATTCAGCAAGGCCTACGACGTTATGAATGACGGTGAAAACCCGAAGTGGATGCAAGACACCGAAGCATTCCTCGGTGACTTTGCGGAGAACTTCGAGGCTTTGATTGCTCCGATGGCAGCAGTCATTGCACTCATCATCGCTATCACGGTGGCTATCACGGTCTGCGAGGCGGTTGCTACGCCGTTGCTCATCGTCATGGCTGCTGTTGTGGCTGCTGCTGCGATCCTGGCCGCTATCATCGCTGCCTTCCAACAGCACGACCGCAATCTTGAGCACAGTATCGAGGACTTGAAGGGAGATGTGGAAGCGTTCGACCGGGCTATCACCAACCTTCAAGCGGCCGCAGAGCGTAGTGTGGGATTT